ATGCCGAGATACGCAGTAGACGTAAAGGATGCTCAGGCGATGCTTCGCATGGCCGACCGCGAGTGGCAAAACGTCGGCCTCCTATCCAACGATCGGGAAGGCACAAACTCGACGTATCGCATGGAGCAGTTCCTCGATGCCTATCGAGGCCAGTTCCCTGATTCGATGCCCGGAGCAGTCGAAGATGTGGATCAGTTCGTCGGGAACCTGTTTTTCAGCATCTTCAATACGCTGATAAGTCAGACATCGGCACGCGACCCGGAGCCGGTACTTCGTCCTTCGGGCGGCACCGCCGCAGAGCCCTCTGCATGGCGGCGTGCGTGGCTGAACCAGAAGGTGATCCGCACGCTGATCCGCGAGAAGAAGTTCCGTCGCGAGATGGACCGTGCGCTGATGTCCGCAATCATGAGCCCCTTCGGGTTGGTTCGGCACGGGTTCACGCCAGACATCGAAGAGTACGAGAAAAACGGTGTCATCCATCACCGCTTCAAGAATCAGACACCCGAATTGCCCTGGATTCAGTCGATGCGACCTTGGCAGGTTCGCATTGATCCGATGGTGAACAATTTCGATATGGACGGTGAGCCGGGTTGGATCGCTTTTCAAAATCTCTATCGCTCTCGGGCGGAAATTCGAGACAATCCGGCCATCGTTGACCGCGACGACTGGGAACCGACATTCCACTACGACCTCCGGCCTATGCACGATCGGCAGACACCGAAGGCTTCGCATAGCGGGACCATGGCAGGCCGCAGTCGCAAGCAGGACAAAGACACACTCTCGCTGTTTGAAGAGTGGGTGATCTACGATGCCAACCGGCGCACGTTCTATGGCGTCTCGCACGGCAGCGACTCGCTTGTCCGCAAAGAGCGCGACTGGCCTCTGGATTGGGGACAGCTTCCTGCGTCGATACTCACGATCAACGAACAGCTCGATAGTCCGTTTGGAATACCGTTCCCGCAAATGATCTGGCAGGAACAGATGCTCTATAACCGCATCTGGACAATCCTGAATGCGCTGGTTAGTCGATTTCAACGGAAGGTCATCATCAACCAATCCGCGTTTGCAGGTAACGAAACGCAGCTTGAGAACCTCATCAATCCCGACAGTCTTTCTGAGTTCATTCTCGTCAATGGCCCGGTCGATCAAGTCGTGAGGGAAGTCGGCCTCTCTGCAATCGACAGCCAGATCATCGGACTCCTGTTCCAGCTCAAGGAGCAGATCCGCGAAGTTCTTGGCATCTCTAGTTTCGACCGTGGGCAGCGCGCGAATGTGGAAACGGCATCCGAGGCAAACCAGATAGGCGCGGGTGGCGCGTTAGCCCGCAGCCGGGTGCAGGGGAAGTTCGAGAACTTCTGGGTCGATACGATTCGTGCCGCCCATCGCGCGCTGCTCCAAACCGAAGACTCCCGCGAATACTTCATTCCGATCATCGGCGAGCAGAACACACTTTTCTTGACGCAGGGCGAGATCGCCCAGGGCTTCGTCAAGGTCGGGCTTGAAGAGTTGCAGGGCGAGTTCGATTACGGCGTCAAGCTGAACAGCACGACACCACTGGACCCCGCGCAGGAACTCGCAAAGGTCGATGCGACCTACAGGGCGGCGGGTGGTGCAGAGGCACAAGACCTCGACCACATCTTCATCAAGAAGCGACTGTTTGAGCTTGCAGGCGAAGATGCGGAACGTGCAGTCGTCTCTCGCGAACTCAGCGAAGAGATGGGCAGGCAGAACCCCGAAGGTGGCGGCGGCGGCGGCAATCCACCGCAGGGCGGCGACATCTCCAGTCTCACGGGTATTCAGGGAGGTGCCGCCTGATGGCCGTACTCCAAGACTGCTATTGCCCGGAGTGCAATAAAGAAGCCACTGATATTTGGTCAGACGGCATTCCGATGTGCTGCGGGACTGAGATGCGGATTCTCGTACCGCTTGTCAAGACGTTCGAGTGGGGTGGGCCTCGGACCTACATACACCTCCGAGATGAACCGTTCTCTTCGCGTTCTGAGTTGAACCGTTACGCGAAGGACAACGGACTATCTCTCGGTGAGTCCTCCGAAAAGGTCGGGGGCGCACGAAACGATATGTATGAGGGATTGGGCAAGTCGTACTCGTACAAAGGTGCGAGCGGCAGAGACAATCCCTTGGCAAATCTGCCGAGGAGGCAATAGGTGAGCGAAGAAGCGGGTATTCAGGAAGCGAGCCCGGAAGCAACCGAGGAACAGGGCGATGCGAGCGGCGTGAACTATCACGACCGAATCCGCAGCGAGCCTGATTTCGCGGTGCAGCAGATTCAAGAGAAGGACCGCTATATCGGTCAACTGAACGAGAGCAAGGCACGCTACAAGCCACTCGAACAGTACATTGACGCGGTGGGCGGCGAGAAGATCGCTGAGTTGGCGGGCATCGGGAACCGAATCGACACCGACCCCAGGCTCAAGCAGATCATGACCGACGCAATCAATGGCGTTACTCCGCAACCGGCCGAAGTGGAGTCGGAAGAGGAGATTTTCGATCCCGAGATCAAAGCACTCGACGCTCGTTATGCGAGCCGGTACGACGAGCAGCAAACGGTTATTCGGGAATTGCAGGGCCGTCTCAATGAGACGGAAGCAGTCACGCTGAAGGGATCGCTTACAGAGAACATGGAGGCAGCTCTCGCCATGTTCTCGGACGATCCCGAGTCTCTGGAAGAGGCACAGGCTGAAATCAAGAGGGCCGTAGACAACCTCACACAGCAAGCGAAGAACGGTGACAGGTCGGCGTCTCAGCAATTGCAGCAACTCGGTACTCAACAGGGTGCCAAGACGCTTCGCATGATGACGATTGATATCTCCGATCGGTACTACGCAAAGAAGCTGGGGGAGTCTGCGAACCAACCCAATGGTGAGATCACGTTATCGGGGAAGGCGACGGATGCGCGAACGACGACTCGTTCCGCTCTGCCGACCGACACCGTGACAATCAAGTCCGGGGCGAAGGTTACGAACGCATTGGTAGAAGACGTGATGGCACGAGTGGCGCGGAAGTTGGGAAAGGATCCCGACGTTCTGTTCAGGCACTAGACCATCGCATTTGGATAGGGGTAAGTAGATATGGCGATTGCCAGTCTAGACGAATCCCGTGCCCAAAATGAAGTTCTGTCTACGACTGCGGAAATGATTCACCCCGGCATTGTCGAGAACGCTCTCGACGGCCATCCGGGTGCTTCGATCTTCGCAGGCAAAATCGGGTCTGTCCTTTCTGGGCAGCTCGGTGATGACGGATCTCCATCGGGTACGGCGGCTCGCTCGGCAAGCGGTGAGTCGATCAAGGTACGAGTCAAGCTCGACTCGAACGGATCGGCGCGACGTTTGACGAGTGGGTTCTCCGAGTTCAGCTCGGATACGAGTGACACAATTCGTGGCACCCGTGCAAACTGGAAACTGTATGGCTCGACGGCCATCATTTCCGGCCTCGAACGACGCAACAACCGCGGAACCGCTCAGTTGGCGGATTTGTGGAACCACAAGCAGACGGATTCGACTTCCGCTCTGGTGGATCTGTTCGCACAGGACATTTTCAGTACGGCCTCTCCGGCCAACTCTGTTTCGTCCTTGGACAGCATCATCGGTGCGAACGACTCGATTCAGAATGCAAGTGGCGCGACCTACACGAAGTGGAACTCTCGGGGATTGTCTCCGAAGGGGACTGCTCCAGCGACGGTTGCCTCAAACTTCGCTGGCGGGTCGTTTGCCACCACGGGACTCTCCAACTGGAGAATCGCCGCCATGAACTCGACGGAAGGGCGAGTGACGCCCGATGTCATGCTGACGAACGACGACGTGTATCGCTTCTACGAAGCGAGTCTCACGCCGCAGGTTCGTTTCAAGTCGGACGATATGGTCGGAAAGATCGGATTCGAGAGCCTTCAGTTCAAGAATGCCTCGATCTTCCACGATCAGTTTTGCCCGAGTGGCACGACCTACTTCATCAACACCGACACGCTCTTCCTCAATTATGCGGAAGGTGCGCTGTTCGACATGACGCCGGTTTCTGACCAGGCGTTTCAAGATGCCTTCTCCGTGAAGATCATCTTCCAGGGGCAGATGGTCTGCACTGGGCGCAAGTTCAACAACAAAGTCACCGGCCAAACGGCCTAATAAGGAGGGGTAGTTTATGTCCATGGAAACTCCTCGATTGACAAACGGTGTTGCCACGAATCAGACGATTCGGCAGGCAGTTACCGATCAGCGGTTCCCACTTGGGACTCGCGGTGTGATGAGCGACGGACGCGCATTCCGCTACGCGAGCAACGAAGGCATTGCTCTGGTTGCTGGGCAGTTCTGCCAGAGTGAGGCCATTGGGGCCAACTTCATCAACGTCGCGGTCGCAACCGCGGCTGCGGTGGAGGCTACCTCGGTCGATGTCACTCTTGGTGGCAGCGAGACGGTGGTGGCGAACGCCTATGAGGGTGGGTATCTCGTCATCAACGATGCTGCTGGTGAGGGGATCTCCTATCGAATCATCGGCAACACCGCTGTTGCAGCGGGTACGGCGCTTACGCTCACGCTTGACGAGGGTGTTCACGTCGCGCTTACCACCAGTTCTCAGGCATGTGTCCTGAAGAGTCAGTGGGCTGCGGTGGTGATTGCGGCGGCTGGGCATGTCCATCACGTTGCCGGCGTTCCGCAATTCGCGGTTCCGGCTGGGTCTACGGACATCCAATACTTCTGGCTTCAGACCTGGGGTCTTTCGGCGGGAGAGGACGACGCGACGACTGCCGTGGGCGCACCGCTTCAGTCGGGAGCTACGACAGGGCAAGCGGAAGTAAACGATGGGGCCGCACAGCTCATCGGTACGCAGCTTGTCGCAGGGGTAGCTACGGAGTTCCGACCGAAGATTCTTTCGATCGCCCCGTAGTACAACGAGTCGAGGGGGGCGCGAGCCCCCTTCTGCTCACTTTTTGTACGTCTTTTAAACTGGACGGCTCATGAGGTAAGAAAAGATGTCAGTAGCAATGGATTTCGACACCGATCAGGCTTGGCAGTCGTTGTCGCTCAAATGGCAAGCGGCAGGGCATACGGTCATCCACGAGCGAGCCACGTTCCGTCACAAGGCGTATAAGAAGGAACTCGATCCCGACACGATCATCATGCGCGACGGTGCCCCGTTTATCACGAACCACGGGCACACGCTTACGTTCAAGGATCTCATGCCGGAACGTGCCGACCTGTGCCTCGACATGGACGGAAACATGCTCCCGCAGCACGAGTTCGAGAAGCGGTACATGGAGTTCATGAATTGGTTCGACTTCATCGAGGGCTCCGATCCGGGTGCGGAACACATCCCGAATGCAGAGCGTTGGATCTGCCAGACGCCCGACACGTTCAGCGAGTCGCCTGGAATGGTCGAAATCGGCTTCGACGCGCGAAAGCCTGCCGAGGAAGAGGCGACACATCAATATGATCCCGTCAACGACAAGATGATCGAGATCATGAAGGCAAACAGCGAGAAGGCCGACTTGACGATGGAGGCTGTCCGACATCTCCTTGAGGACAAAGAGCCCAATACCTCCGAAGTCCCCAAGAGGCGTGGTCCCGGCCGACCGCGGAAAGTGGTGGACGAGTAATGCCTGCGAAGAAGAAGAAGATCGGCAGCTCGATGGATAGTTACGGCAAGAGGAGCCGCTAGTGTCAAGTGTCACTCTTCTAGCGTTAGTGAATCGAGTCCGGTTGTTTCGCAGACAGCCGACGACCACTGTTGTCACGACTCCAGAAGATGAAGTGACGGTCAATGCCATCAACATGGCAATCGAAGATGTTCTGTCTACTCGCCGATGGGAGTTCGACCTCCGGCACGATGGGCAGAT